ATAGTGAGGTCTAGTACGAATACTAGCCCGTGCCTTCCGTACATTTATTACTAAATGTATTGGTTAGGCATTTTCGATTGCGGTCAGGGCCCTTTGGGGCTGGTCTGATACGCGCGAATCTGTATTTATAATTTACACTAGGTAGCCGAGGACGTTCTCTGGTAACGGAGAACACCCTCGCCTAGTGGAGCTTTAGGGACTTATTAGCTTGCTTCCCTCCTCGGAGGATGAAAGCAGACCTTCTAAGCCCACATAACTATACCCTTAAAGTGATAGTCTATCGAGAGATAGACCTCACCCTGTAAGGGCATAACACGAATTGGAAAACAATTCTGGTGTCTGAAGTATTGGTAGGATGGTTTGCTCGGGCCTCCGAAAGGAAACGCTGGCAAACTCCCCAATCCAATTAATCACTTCATGGCCAGATATTGCAAACCAGAATACCTAAGATACTATTGGCAGCTGAAATATATTGATTAATATATCTCTTAGCCGTAGCCTTCCTTCAAAGGAGAATCGTTATTCCCCATTAACGTAATGCTTAGTAGCCTGGGTAGCCCTTAAAGGTTATACAGATTAGTGTATAATTTCGTGTTCTTACAGGCATCTTATTCAGATAAAAAAAATAATGTTAAAAAATAATACAAAATTTTTCTCTCTAAAGAAGATGTTTTCAGATTACGTGGTCACTGGAAAGTTGGTTTCTCTACGTAATTCAATTGAATTACGAGTCTTATTTAAGAGATTGGGGTGACGATTACTCGTTACCGCAATCCCAAGAATAAGAAAGTCAACTAACCGCTTAGTGCAGTTAAATAAATTTGCTGTCTATGTACTCATCATGACTAAACATCATGGTGTTACATCGACAGTGAAATACTTAAAAGCGTCTCAGCTTGCGACCCAAAAGGCAATAGCAAGAGATCGGATCAAGAGCCTTCGGGCTCTTGACCCTTCTCTTCCGTTGCCGCGTTTAACCCGATCGGGCCTACCGGTTTTCATACCGTTAGGTGATCGTAGGGCTATAATGACTGGTTCAAAATCTGTTATTCGCTGATGACTTACTGTCTTCAGTGTTTATCGGATTTTGGACGCGCCATTGGCACCTAAATTAAACACGATCACGGATGCCTATAGCGGTTGCAGAGATTCCTTGGAAAGGTGTTCTTTCGAATTGGGAGTTTTAACTCTCAGTTTTAAGAAATTCTTTCCTAAGGAAATGCAACCCACTAAGGCATTACTATTTGAATCTTCTTCTCCATCGTTTAGGGTGTCGTGGTCCGGCTATATACATGACTTTGTTTGTCTGTATATGGCTGACCTGACTCCTTCAATAGAGTTCATGATCACATTTTCGAAATCGGTATTCTACATAGACTTGTACAAGCTATGCGGGATGCTGATGATGAGAATGGGATTATGACCTCTATATTTCTGATCAAGGGCGACCGCTTTTTATAAGTGGTCAGGCTTTCTCAGTAGTAATGCGGATCGGACTTTCCTAAGTCCTATCGGGCAATTACAAACGAAAAAAGAAGCAGCAGGTAAGTTAAGAGTGTTTGCCATGGTTGATATTTGAACGCAATCTGCGCTTAAACCTCTCCATGACTACCTCTTCGCCTTCCTGAAGTCCTTGCCGAATGATGGTACTTTTGACCAGACTGAATCCGTCCGCCGATGTCAGTCAAAATCAATTGCTGCCAATAAATCATTTGGTTACGATTTATCGGCTGCGACAGATAGATTACCAATTGATCTTCAAGTTTCGATCCTTAGCTCTTTATTTAATAAAGAGTTTGGTTCTCACTGGAAGAATCTCTTGGTTAATAGGGATTATATACTTAAGACTAAGTCTATAGATGATGATGCTGCTGCTGACGAAACTCAGAATTTACGGTACTCCGTTGGACAACCAATGGGGGCCTTATCTTCCTGAGCAATGTTGGCAGTTACACACCATTTATTGACTCAGTTAGCAGCTCTTAGAGCCGGTAAAACCAGACCTGGTCTGTGATTTACTGGGTATGAGTTGCTTGGTGATGATATCAACATCTTCGACGAGAAGGTTGCTCACCAATATCTTGCTATTATGGCAAGTATTGGTGTGCCAATTAACTTATCAAAGAGTGTTGTCGCGAGTAATGCAACTTTCGAGTTTGCAAAAGTCACGGGTCACCATGGGGAAAATGTATCGGCAGTCTCTTGGAAGATGTTTATCTCCCAACCGACCATGATGGGTCGAGTCAATATCCTTTATTCTTTATTGAATAAGGGTATTGTCCCAGCTCACCTTGGTCATTGGATGAGGTCCGTCTTGGCTAAAACATGGAATGTCCAGGGGAATATAGGTTTTTCCTATATTGCTCTGTGTTCTATGTTCGCCAAGTCCGGGCGTTTACCCTACAAAGACCTGCTAGGTGCACTGATTATAAAGTCTAATAAAAAAGATGGAGTAGTCAGTATACCTAGAAAGCTTTCTGCTTCAGCTGCGACAAAAATGACTAATATTAGTTATATTGAGTCGCTGCTGGTGAGTATTGTAAAGGGAACAACCTCTGATCGAGTTGTTAATAAGGTTGCAGTCTATGAGGAGACATTATTTAAGAATAATGTTTTCAATAAGCTGGTCGCCTTCCTGACATCTTGATCGGATCAACATATCCAGGATCTCGTAATTGGTATGATTAGCGCTTTCGCTCCTAAAGACCCTACCTTAGCTTTGAACAATGAGATTGTTATTAAATCCTCTTTTGAGGAGATAATAAAATCTCGTCTTGATCTGACTAAGATAGAGAAGATTATAGAGCTAATTTATCGCTTATTCTACACGAACTTGAAAATTCAAGATCATGCAGACCGAGCTGAGTTAGAGCTGGCCACTGCCAAGGTAAAATCTGGTAAGGGTACTGCTATGCAAAGGGAAAGACTAGTTCTTCCTACATACTCCACTGAGATTGAGCACTGAATGAATCAGTTGTCAACTCAGGAGCGTATGGTGCAGAGAGTTAATCTGGTTACACGAGCGCTTGAGAAGATAGCTGGAGAAAAGCCACCTGTGGATAGACTTAAGGAGAGTCCTTTACGAGCATTAAAAGATTTTTATTGCTTTAAAGGAAAACCTAATTTCTATTTCTACAAGGTTGTGAATCCGAAGTTGACTCAAGAGTAGGGTGGAGGGCAAGTTGTAGTTTAAGTGTGTTAAATCCCGCTTAGCTTGTCGCCTATTCAATCACTAAGTAGTTGTTGACAAAGTCATCAACTTTTTTTGTTCATGATGGAAACATCTAAGGTTTGAACTCTCTGGTAACGGAGAGTTGGTTCCTAAG